TCAATGACATGTGTTCTGTGGACAAAGATGATCTGTTCATCCGCAAAAGTGCGCTGCTTCTCATAGCTCGACAGTCAGGAAAGTCTCACCTTGCCAGAATGAGAGCATTGGCAGGTTTATTCTGCTTTGGTGAGAAGGACATCCTGATCATGTCCTCTAATAGGTCTATGGCAATGAAGTCCTTTAACATCATGGCAGACATCATCGAGCGTAACGACTTCCTCAGAGTTCAGCTGAAGGATGGCGACATCAAGAAGGGCATTCGTAGAACTAACGGAGATGAGCGCATCATCCTTGCCTCTGGAGCGCAATTAGAAGTGGCAGCTGCAACATCCGATGGTGCTAGAGGCAGGACATGTGACTTCCTCTGGATCGATGAACTTAGAGAAGTATCTGAACCTGCTATGGATGCTGCAAAGTCAGTGACCTTAGCTCGTAAGAACAGCCAGAGACTCTTTACTAGCAATGCCGGTGATGCGTTCTCAAAAGTGCTCAACGATCTGCACGAAGCTTGCTTAAATAAGCCACCTAAGAGCTTAGGCTTCTACGAATACAGCGCACCTGACTTCTGTGACATCTGGGATCGTAATGCTTGGGCAATGGCGAACCCTTCACTGGGTCATCTGATCACAGAGGAAGCCATCGAGGAAACAATCGGATCTTCAACGATGGAAGCTGCTCGAACCGAGCAATTGTGTCAGTGGATCTCCAGCTTGTCCTGTCCTTTCAGCACAGAGGTATTAGAGAACTCATCCGATAGCACATTAGAGATGTCGGTTGGTGCTTATACAGTATTCGGGTTCGATGTGTCGCCTTCAAGGCGTAACGGATCGCTCGTAGCAGGGCAGTTGCTTGCAGATGGTCGCATCGGTATCGGCATCCTAGAGACTTACAGCTCACAGGTTGCAATCGATGAACTAAAGATGGCAGCAAGCATCAAGTCATGGGTTGATCTTTACAAACCGCGTTTAGTGTGCTTTGACAAGTACGCCACTCAGACAATTGCAGACAGACTTGCCAATTCTGGAGTCGTGGTCGAGGATGTGTCTGGACAACAGTTCTACAAAGCCTGTGGAGATCTCTTAGAGGGAATGACTAACCTAAGAGTGGTCCACAATGGGCAGAAGGATCTCATTGAGCAGTTCACTAACACAGCTGCTAAGACTAACGATTCTGCTTGGCGCATCATTAAGAGAAAGAGTGCTGGAGACATCTCAGCCCCTATCGGCTTGGCGATGGTAGTTTCCAAGTTAATGCTTCCTGGACCTAAGCCTCAGATTTATACTTAGACACGCCCTAGCACATTGTCTAATTGCTTGACAAATGCTACACTTTCTGTCTATGGGTCTATTTCGCAAAACTGAAGCAATCTCTGAAGATAAGCGTTCATCGCTTTTAGCGCAATACGCCCCTTCTATTATGGGCGAGAATCTCAACTCGCTCTATAACTACATCCTGCCTCGCGTTAATCGCAATGAGGCGATGTCTGTTCCATCTGTAGCTCGATGCCGCAATCTCATTGCTGGAGTTGTCGGAGATCTTCCACTTAACCTCTATCGCAAGTCCACAGGTGAAGAACTAGGCAATCCAGTCTGGGTTGATCAACCTGCAATCAATCAACCGCGTTCAGTAACAATGGCGTGGACTGTTGATTCATTGATGATGTACGGAGTTGCTTACTGGCAGGTTACAGAACTGTATGCAGAAGATGGCAGACCTTCTCGCTTCCAATGGATTCCCAATGTCAAGGTTACATTTACGACAGACCTTTATGGAATGACTGTCACCCAATACTTTATCGATGCAGTTGCAGTTCCTATGTCCGGACTTGGATCAATCGTTACCTTCCAAGCTTATGACGAAGGAATCTTAGAACGCGGATCTGAAACAATCAGAGCTGCAATCGATCTTCGCAAAGCAGCAGTATTAGCAGCCAGCACGCCTATGCCCAGCGGTGTGTTACGGAACAACGGAGCTGACCTAGATCCTAAAGAAGTTGCAGGATTACTTGCAGCATGGAAGAACGCTCGCAACAATCGCAGCACTGCTTACTTGACTTCTACTTTAGAGTATCAACCAACATCATTCTCACCTAAAGACATGATGTATGACGAAGCACAGCAATTCCTTGCAACAGAGATCGCTCGCCTATGCTCGATCCCTGCCTACTTAGTTAGCGCAGAAGCCAATACATCAATGACTTACTCAAATGTATTAGATGAGCGCAAGCAGTTCTACTCTCTATCTGTAGCACCTTATGTAAATGCAATTCAGGATCGTCTTTCAATGGATGACATTACTGCTCGCGGTAACGCGGTTAAGTTCGATGTTGATTCTTCATTCCTAAAGACTGAACCAATGGAACGCTTGTTAGTAATTGAAAAGATGTTATCTCTAGGCTTGATCACAGTTGAGCAAGCTATGGAGATGGAAGATTTAACACCTAATGGAAGCGAAGGAATCGAATAATGGAGAATCAGGTAATCACCTTCTCATCTGGACTCATTGCCAATGTTGAGGAACGCTTAATCTCAGGCAAGATCGTGCCAGCAGGAACAGGCGAAGTGGGTAACACTTCAGCAGGTAAAGTCGTATTCGAGAAGGGCGCAATTGCACTTCCAGAAGATCCTAAGACTGTCAAGCTTCTCAATCAGCACGACTCACGCCAGCCACTAGGCAAGGCAACACAATTCTCAGAGCAAGAAGATGGCATCTATGCATCTTTCAAAGTCTCACGATCTAATCGTGGAACAGAAGCTCTTATCCTTGCAGAAGAAGGCTTGCAAGCAGGTCTGTCTGTCGGAGTAGAAGTTATTAAATCAAAGCAGAAGGGCAATGTGATGTTTGTTTCCGCTGCTAAATTGCTAGAGGTTTCATTGGTAACAGAGCCAGCATTTAAGTCTGCTCAGGTTATCGATGTAGCGGCTGAGGAAACTCCAGAGGTCGTAGAAGAAGAAATCACACCAACAGAAAGCGAGACAGCTGTGGAGAATACTCCAGAGACAGTTGCAGCACCAGCAGTAGAAGCAGCAGCGGTTGAAGCTGCTCGCCCAACTGTAGTGACAGCAACTACATTCGTGCGCGAGCGCGTAGCACCAATCACATCAGCACAATACCTAGAAGCAAACATCAAGGCAGCTCTTGGTGATGACGAAGCTCGCCGCGTAGTTCGCGCAGCAGATGATTCAACATCAACAAACACAGGTCTTACACTTGCACCACACCTAAACACATTCATTACTGACACCTTCACAGGTCGCCCAGCATTTGAAGCAGCAACAAGATCAGCATTATTGCCAGAAGGCATGAGCTTCACAGTTCCACGCCTTTACACAAATGCAGCAACAGCAAATGTTGCTCCAACAGTTGCAGACACTAACGAAGGTGCAGCACCATCTGAAACAGGAATGACTTCCAGCTACGATACGATAAATGTCGAAAAGTTTAGTGGACTTCAAAGAGTGAGTTTTGAGCTCATCGACCGATCACAACCTGCATTCATGGAGTTAATGATGATCGAACTTCGTAAGGCATACGAGAAGGCAACAGATGCAGCACTAATTGCAGCATTTACTGCTTCAGGTACACAAGCAACAGGTGTTGCAGCAACAGCAGCAGGACTACAGTCATTCGTGTCAGTAGAAGGTGCAGCAGCTTACAAGGGTACAGGCGGAGACTTTGCTAACAAGCTAGTGGCCTCGACTGACCAATGGGCAGCAATCACCGGCTACGCGGATACCACAGGACGAGCACTGTACTCAGCACAAGGTGCAACATACAACGCAGCAGGTAATGCAGTAGCAACATCTGTTCGCGGTAATGTTCTTGGTACTGACTTGATCGTGGATCACAACATCACAACATCAGGCATCATCGATGATTCAGCCTTCTTGGTTGCACCATCATCTGTCTATTGCTGGGAATCACCACAGACACAGCTTCGTGTCAATGTATTAACAACAGGTGAAGTTGAGATCAACCTTTACGGATACCTAGCAATTTATCTTGCTAAGTCAGGTAAGGGTGTTCGCCGCTTCAACTACACAGCACCATAAGAAGCAACTAAGTACGCTCTAGGGGGTCAGTAGCCCTCTGACTCCCTAGAGTCTTTAGAAAGGAATCGCAATGGCACTTACAACAGTTGCAGAGCTTCGCAGCACATTAGGCGTAGGCACTTTGTATCCAGACGCGACCCTTCAGGAAGTGTGTGACGCATCAGATGCAGTCCTACTTCCAATGCTCTGGAAGCCTCAATGGTTCGCAGTAGCACATAGCAACATTGTGAATGAAGGAACTTTATACTTTGACATTCCCGTCACAGACATCTTTTATGTTGGACAGACTGTAACTATTGCCAATTCAGGCAGTCGATACAATGGATCTAAGACCATTGCAACAGTTGGAGAGTATTCAATTTCAGTTGCAACTAATCACAGCACAATTCAACCTAAGCATCCTATTGAGCCTTTTGGCACAGTAACAGCAGAGACTTACACAGACTGGACAACTGACATGGCAGTCCAGCAAGCAGCTTTGATGATCGCTGTTGAGATCTGGCAAGCGCGTACAGCCACCCTTTCAGGCAGTAACGCAGTCGATTTCCAGCCCTCACCTTATCGAATGAGCGCACAGCTACTCGCTAAGGTAAGAGGATTGATCGCGCATGCACTTGCGCCTACCAGCATGATCGGGTGACCCATGCCACCTGTAGCCATAACGACTTTAAGAACGACACTAGCAACTGCATTAATAGACAATGCCAAGTGGCAGACTTTTGCATTTCCACCTGCCACAGTTCTTGCTAACTCTGTAATTGTTTCTCCAGATGATCCTTATTTGACACCTAATAACAATCAGCAGATTTCTATTAGCCCAATGGCTAACTTTAAGATTGTCATGACTGTACCTTTATTTGACAATGAAGGTAATCTTAACGGGATTGAAGATACTGTTTGTAGTGTGTTCGCACTACTTGCAGCATCATCTTTAGTCTGTAATGTAAGCGCAATCAGCGCACCAAGTATTCTCAACGCTGCATCAGGTGATCTGCTCAGTTGCGAGATGTCCGTATCAATCCTAACGAGTTGGAGTTAAACATGTCCG